ATCTCAAGTAGAAAGTGCTTTAGGTTTCACTCCAACAATTGCTGAAACAAAACCAAAAAACATAATACTTAAGAAGATTTCAAAGAAATAAAAGAAATAAATTAAAACCTATAGTTATATAAATGGCTACTTCCAATATCATCTTTACTCGCTCTAACATTGTTGCTGGTTCTAACAATACCACTTTGCTTTATAAATTTCCTAATTCAGTTTCCTTCCCAAATCATGAAATTGCTCTTAGTAGTCTTGCAATGTTCTACGCGTGGCGTAATATTGATGCTTCTCTCTATGGTAACAATACTCTTACTTATACTTGGGAAAGTTCTGTTAATGTGGTAACAACTTATACTATTACAATTCCAGATGGTCTATACGAGATTGCTGATATTAATTCATATTGTCAGTATGTGATGATAGCTAATGGACATTATCTCGTTAACGCATCTGGACAAAATGTTTATTACTTTAATATGGTTGTTAATCCCAATCTTTACGCAATTCAATTAAATACTTATCAGTTTCCAATTGCGCTTCCAGTGGGCTACACTAATCCTGCAGGGATTGTATTTCCAATTACACAGACATTTAAACCCCAAGTTGCGACTCCTGCTAATTTTAATTTAATTATTGGGTTTGCTTCTACCTTTATTTCAGCTAGAGATTTAGGCGTTGCATATCCAGATACAAACTCTTATACTTCTATAACCTCACCTCAAGTACAACCTGCTCCTACGCTTATCTTAAATACCAGTAATATTAATAATATTTATTCAAATCCTTCAACTTGTATCTATGCAGTAACACCAACTGTAGCGATAGGTGAGCAAATTGTCGAAAGACCACCAGAATTTAGTTGGAATAAACTTACTTCAGGAACATACTCTGAATTAAGAATTCAACTTACTACGCCTACGGGAGCAATAGTGCCTATTCTTGATCCCCAAATGACAGTAATTCTTGCGATAAGAGAAATTAGTGGAATTAATAATCGTCGTTAATTAAGGAATATATTAAAGATTAATTAATTTAAAATATTGCTTAATTATATAAATGAATTTTAACGAAATCAATGAGCAATCAGTTTCAGATTTTATACAACGTCTAGCAAAACATCAAATGAGTTTAATTACCGAGAAGACAGATGATCCTATCAAGGCAAAGTATATAACGAAACAACTAACAAGCATTAATGGACTTCTATCTTCATTGATGAGATTTAATTCTATTTTAAAATCTGCGCCTAATGTATAAATGCCAGCATTTCAAATGGGTAAATTACATGGTAGAGCATTTAAACCTAGGTCAATGAGTGGTGGACAATCATTCCTTTTAGGACATACTCTAGGAGGTTTGCAAAGTGTAGGAGAAGAGGAATCTGCTTATTCTGGAAAAGGTTTAGAACAAATTAATCAGAAGTTAGAGAAACTAATGATTAAGACAAAGAAATCGAAGCCAGCTAATATTAAGTTTTCAATGTAATCATACTTTAAAAAGTATGAAGCAAACTGCTTCGCACAATTTAGGAAATTTAGGGAGGAATTTCCCTCCAGGTTTGTTTTTAATAAAGGGCTTTGCTCTTTATTAAAAAAGAAAGGTGGAAATTTTAATATTATGTAATTATATAAATGGCTGATCAACTCGTTTACGATCTATCTTCTCAAACTGAAGGTTCCCCAACCGTCTTTATTAAGCGTGATTGGTTGTCAATTCTTGACAATCAAAATGGACAGTATTCTGGTAATCAGTGTGTGATTGATACCAGTCAGCTTTCTAATTCTAATCGCTTCATGTCTTATCGTGAAGCTTACTTACAAATTCCCATGGTTATGACGCTTACAAGTGATACAAACAATTTAGCATTTGCGCCTGCTACTGCGGCAACCAGTTGTGACTACGCATGTGGTCTGAAAAATTGGTTTGGTTCCATATTCCATTCTATTCAAGTGGACTGGAATGGTGTGACTGTTATCCAGCAAACAAATTTTCAAGGTCTTTACAATACATTCAGACTCATGACCAGTTTATCAGTTAATGATATTGTGACTCAGGGTTCTTCAATGGGATTTGCCCCTGATGATGCTTTGAGTGCCATTTTTACAACGGCAGCATCGATTAACGGTATTGGAACCTGTTTTACTCAAAATGGTACACCTTCTACCGTCGTGACTGGTGCTTTTAATTCTTATGTAACTGGTAATTCTGGTATGATTAAGAGACAGCAATATATCAATTTTGATCCTGCAGGTTTGACTGCTCCTACTGCTGATGCTTGGTCTACTCTTTTGAGCACTGCGAATGTTGCTCAGATTTATAAATCTCATATCTTTAGTAAGACTAACGATGGTGCTGCGGCTCGTGGTGAAGTTCAGTGGGCTATTAACGGCCAGGTCAAGTTGCGCCATTTACATCACTTATTCGAGAAAATTCCATTACTTAAGGGAACATTTTTGAAGATTACATTGCAACTTAATAACTCTGTGGTTTCATTCGCGTCTTCTGCTATTGGTGCGAATTTATCTGTTTCCAACGTGCAGGTTGGTTCTGGAGGTGTATCTCCTCTTCAAATCGCTTCTGCGGCCGCGGCAAACGGATCCGTTGCTGCTTTCCCAGTTGGTGCTTATACATTGTCTTTAGCTGTGGGTGCTTCAGTGCTTACTACGCAGACAGCAGTAGTCGGTGTTACATCTTCACCTATGTCTCGTAACATCACTCTCAATGTGCCTTCATATGTGTTTTCTCCTGCTTACGAAATGGCTTACATTGGTTCTCCTATTAAGAAGATTGTGTATGAGGATATCTATCAATACCAAGTGCTCAATGTGGCATCTGCTGGTCTTTTTAATAACTTGATCACAAACGGTCTTGCTAATATTACAAAAGTATTGGTACTTCCCTATTTCACTGCTGCGGCTAATAGTGGCATTTCTCCTTTGACTTCTCCTTTCGATGGAGCTGGATGTGGTGTGACTTCTCCTTTGTGTTTGTTGTCTCAGTTCCAAGTGGTGGTTTCAGGTGCAAATGCTTTGTATAACACTCAGCGTTATGCCTACCAAGAATTCATGGAGCAACTTTCTGGATGCAATGCGATTAATGGTGATGAAACGGATGGATTAACTTCTGGTCTCATTGGTCAGTTAGATTTCGAAACTGCTTACAACTATTACTTTGTCAATGTTGCGCGTTGTCTTGATGTAGAAAAAGCTGTTCCTAAATCTGTCAGCATACAGGGGCAGAATATGTCTGGCAAAGCTATTGATCTTGTAATTTTTCTTGCTTATGAGCAAACGATATCAGTGGATGTGTTAAGCGGCAGCCGTGTTTAAGAATTTTATTGATAAAAGAAATAATAGGTGACAAACTATAAAAGGCAATTGTCTTTTGATGTCCACCTATTGTTCTCTCTTACTCTATTTTTAAAAGTCAAATATAAATCAATTATTAATATAACAATTAATAATTAATTATAGTTTTAAGTTGCCTTCAATTTATCAGCAAAATCTTTATTACTAAAAAACTGCTGTAGCATCCACTCATTCTGCTTGAAATCATGCGACAAGTTTAGATCTTTAAACAATTCTAAATATGTTTCTGCATCCTGATAAATATTATGAGTTCTAAATTTAGATGAACTAACAAAAAACAAAAAAGAAGTAGCATAGAACCCACAACAATCATTCATTATACTTTGAATATCTTTTGTTGAATAGGGGACATAACAGCCAACAAACTGCTTGACTTCTTCAGGTGGAGGAGCACCATAAGAGTCGCAATAGAAAGGCTGGATTTTACCATTTTTATGCTTCTCGACATATAATGCTGTCCAATGTGAACCATCATTGTCTTCACCAGTGGTCTCATTTTCTTCATCTTGAATATTAATTATATAACCACAATTATATTTTAATGGCTCATTACATAAAGCAGTTTTGAAACAGACTTTTTCTAGAGGATACTTCATTGCCTTGGCTAGATCGATAAGCTGAAAATTTGTGAGCATCTTTATATTATACATTAATATTAAAATTCAAATACTTTAATATTAATTTGATTATTACTTTATTCCTAAAGAATTGATTTATATATTATTCTTTATTTATATAAATTTTAGATTGCGAAATACTTGACCCCATATCAGTCATATCTTTTGCTATGTCTTCATTCATTTTAATGCTACTTTGATACTTATCAGAAAGGTATGAGTGCCGCATATTGTTCACACTGCAACCTTTATCAGAACCAAAAATACGATTGAGACGCTGGTTCAGTTTAACAGTTGTTAGTTTAGATCCATTTGTATCAAACAATAAATAATCAGAAGTATTCGCATTGGCTTTAATCCATTTTTTTATAATGAGTTTCAAATCCTTACCAATAGGTAGGCGTTGCTCACCATAAAACTTCGCAGTTTTATACTTGGTAAAGACAAAGTCATTAACTCGTTCATCGAAATAATTATCCTTTTCCTTATCTACATTTTTAATTTTAAACTCTGTATAATCCTGAGCACGACGAGGTGGAATTAAATGAAATAAAGCAAGAATAATAAAGTCTTGGATCTTTTGTAAATCAGCCATGGTTAATACCTTCTTTTTATAGATGTGTGCAGCTTCCATTCCAAGTTCAGAAAATTTAGCTTGAAGAGCGTCTTGTGAAATATGATGTTCTTCCTGTTCAGGTGTTTTCTCTTGCTTTGCAGTTTGGATCGCAGTCTCCTTAATATCATCTAACATTTGAGTGCGATATGGTTTGGGATCTTTACATATAACAACAAGTGCTGACATTAAGGTTTTGCGTTTGTTAGGTACTTGTTCTT